TTTGCGTGGATCTATAGCCTTAACATCAAAGTCATTTAGCTTCGCGTTCCAAAAAGGTTTAAGGACTATAAGACGTCCGAAATAAAGATTGCGTAGTCCTTTACGAACTGTCTCTTTAACATTTCTCTCGGTATATTTTATTTGAAAATATTTTTCTTGCTTTGTTGAAAGTGCTTTTGCTTCCGGAGTATCACGTCCAGAAAGTATCAAAGGTTTTGGAAGATTAGCAATCAAAGAGTTGATCACCGCTTCCATATTTACGAACACACGATTCGCGCGGACCGTACTTTTTTTTCTTGAAATTGTACCTAACCACTGCGGTTTATTTTTATAAACATTTAGATTTGCGTCATACGTTCTTGTCACAATATCCCAAATAGTTTCAGATGATTTCCATCTGTTATCAATTAAATTTGCTAATTGATTATCATTAAAGTCAGATAGTTTCTTCATGCCATAATAATAGCATGACAAAAGTCAAGTTGTATATGTTAATAAGTCAGTGCATATGTGGATAACTACTCCTCTTTATCTTCCGGGACCGGCCATCCGTTATTTTGTGCAAGAATTTCTCCAAGATCACCCATCACATTGTCCCGGCCGATAAGAATTTTAGAATCAGTGCCGCGTAGCGCTTCCGGCATATACGCGCCCACTCCAAAACCACCCAAAGTCGCAAGATAATAGTACAAAGTCGCGAACACATAGTGGTCCTCGCCAGTGGTACTGTCCCACTGGTAACTTTCAATACCTTTATTATCTACAACCTTGATTCTACGCAGTGTTTCCCAGTGTTTTAGATAGTTCTTGATTTCCGAATCCGAACTTAGGCCGAACAGTATTTTAGCGTTAAGGATCTCATCAATAAGTTGATCCAACACTCGGTTACGGTTACTATAAACCACCCCATCTTTGTCATTTTCACCCCACCAAACTATCGTCTTAGGATTGTTTTTGTTCTCTTGAAAGAAAGACATCAATGCGTTACGGTAATTCTCCACATAATACTTAGACATTGTGTTATCCGGCATGGCATCTATCACGAGTTTAGGCTTATACATCTTCATCATGTCATCCAGGTCCGCCCACTTTGTAAATCGCCCTATTTTAGTCGGTCCTAGTTCACTGCCAAGGACATAATGCTTGATATTTCCAACATCCACACCAAGGAACCACTTTCCTGTTGTAAGATCACGTGGTGTCCAGTTGTCTAGGATGGTAGATCGTCCAACACGAATATCGCCAGGGGAATATGGCTCACCTAATACGAAGTTATAAAAATACTCTTGATCGCCCTCACTATCTTTGATAATTTCCTCGGCAGTTACCCAAGGCGCCATGAGTAGCGAGATGTGGTAGCCGGATATTTTTTTACCGGGATTTTGTGCCACCCATCTACCCATACGCCTATCTGCCTTAAATATTTTTTTCTTACATTCCTTACATTGAAACATTTTTTTCTCAATATTGATGCTCTCCGGCCACGTCATTACCTGTTCCGTCTGGCAGTGATGACAGGTTATGGTCCACTCCTTTTTATCCGACTGATTCCATGCTATATCAATAGCGTCCTTTTCGGTTGTAGGGTTAGAAAAGAGCCAGCGTCCTTTATATTTACTGGCTTTAGTACGAGATTTCATTGTATCAATCACAGACTGGTCGGATCGGGACGCTTCATCATGGATCAAAAGGTCAGCCGTGGTCATAATAGCTGCTGTCTTTGAGACTGTCCCTTTGAAGAACATAAAACGTCCATTTAACTCCTTACGTTCAATATTGTCAGTGTTCATACCACCAAAAACTTGTGGGTTGGCTGCAATTATTTTGTTAGTCTTTGAACTCACGAACTCCTGCACATCACTATCAGTAGGAAAAGTGTAGAGAATGTTCCAACCAAACTTGATAATGGCAAATAACGCCTTTAAGTTGAACGAAACTGATCCTCCGATCTGCGCACACTTCTTGATAACAATCTCCTCACTCCAATCCGTAAGAATATCAATGAGAAAAGGCCGGTCCGCGAAGTCCAGCATTTCACTTTTCTCGGAAACTATCTGATTCTCAAAAATCCATGTGAGAATAGACAGATCCTGTGACTTTATTTTAGTTTTTTTATTGGCTGTCTCTTGTGAGTTCGGCATATTGTTTAGGATAAAGTAACTTAAACCGCGGATCATCCGGAGTGAGCAGTGCATCTGCCAACTCGTATCTTTGTCTCATGATAATAAATGAAGAATCATAATAAGGATCACTGCTCTTATCCGTAATTCTCCTTATCATTTTATGACCTCGTGGACAATATCCAATAAACCAGGCAGTCGGCAATCTATCGCGTAGCGTTCCCACCTGCCTATATCCTGTACCGGTACAATCTTTTTTACAGGTGTTGCACCAAAAATCCATCACAGTAAAACGTGGCGCATCAAATATCGCTTTTACACGATCCTTGAAAGGACGCTGGACAGCTTCCTCCGCCTCTCGCCATCTGCGCCTCTCATCATATCTCTCGCGCAGGATCCTTTGTTTTTCTCTGCTCTCTTTACTCATAGGCAAGTATTAAATTCTCATCTATAACCACCAACTTTTCACCATCAATAAACACCTCATCAAAACCGTATGGAGAAAACATGACCTTGTTACCTTTCTTAATAAACTTTGTGTCTGGTCCACTAGCTAATACCTCCGCAGTCATTACAGAATTACCTTTGACAGTTTCACCCTCCTTTGGCACTACAACTTCCACTCTCACTAACAAACGGTTAAATGTTGGCTTCATAATTATTTTGCGTTAAATATCTTCTTGATAAAACCTCCCCATCCTTGCTCCTCCTTTAACTTATAATCTTCATATTCCTCCTCCGTAGCATCCTCAAAGAACACACCGTTAGGCGCTTCCTCCACCTCCTCCATTATCGGTGTCTTGCCGTTCATTTCCCTCGTTATGTTCTCCAGATCCAGCTTGGTCAAGGTTGCTTTGATTTTCTTCTTCGGTTTCAATGTCCGCCAGATTTCTTTTATTGATTTCATGTAATAATGATTGTTTAATTCCATCCTCAAACACTTTCATTTGTTGTCGGATTTCGGGCTTATAAAAAAGATTGTACATCACCGTACTTGCCGGTGGTGCTTCCTCCTTTTGGAAACTACCACGCAACTTATATGCTAACTCCAATCCTTTACTCACGGCTGCTGTGTCCGGTCCATTGTCAACCTCAATGTCCCGACCATCTTCATCCTGGATCACGCGCACTTCACGCTTATCCAAAAGCTCTGAATGGCGTAATGCCAGATGTTCCTCCGGCATCATCTCATCCATGAGGGCTTTCCAGCTTTTGCTTTTTGTTATCTGCGTGACACGTTCAGCTACTCCCTCGGAGTAGACACCAGTCTGACGAATGGCTTTTGCAAGCGACTTAAAGTTCTGATCCTTGTAGTTTTGAAAGATGATTCTGTGGGCTGGAAGAATATAACTGCCAGGGAGACGCACCTTTTTTGGTTTTTTGAAAAAATTTTTTTCTGGGATTACACTTGGTAAATCCACAGTTTCATTATGGGGGGTGGGGGTCAAATTTTCATCTGTCATATATATTTATAAAAATAAAAAAATAAATTAAATAATATTTAGTATGTCTCTGATCGTAAAAAGGTGGTATGTGGAGGGAGTAAGGGGGGACCCTACCCTGCCAAATGAACACGGCTCTCTATATGGTGGGGTGGGTCAAATTTTAAGTCAGTCTAAAAAAAGTTTTATCACCACGCCAACGCAACGAGAACCAAGCACAATGATATTGTATCATTGGTAGTTGTTTTCGGAAAGTGGATAATTATGTCGCACTACACCACAATCGTTCAACCTAACGCACCACAGGGCTTCGTTTCATTCGTGTCTAACGAGCCACGAGCCATTTTGCGTGGGTTTTGTATCAGTTGAGGTCAAAGGCGAGGGCGACAAGCCGTTCCACGCAACAGCACCACCATTCCAGACAATCAGAACCACCACGCCTCCAAAAGCACTACCAGAAAATAGCTAAAATATGGCTATAAAAAATTATCTCTATGCCGAAACAGGGTGTATCATATATATTATTATAATAAATAAAAAAAAATTACATAATAATTTATATTATACAGGTGTTACAGGATACCACATCCAATCAAGATTATACGGCTATAATGCGTCAAAAGACTTGACACAACAAGCTAATCTATGTTATAACACTTATACACATATTGACACAAAGACATCACATCTGATACACTTTACTACATAACAAGGTCGCATTATCAACCAATCATAAACACAATGAAAACAATCGCACAAACAATTTTGATACTAGCGACAATGCTAGTTGCAGGAATGATAGTCGGTTACGGACTTGCTGTTTTAATGTAATGAGTACATCAGACAAAGTATGGACAATCGCTGGACTAATTCTATTCGTCCTAGCAATCGCCATCTTTTCAGGTTACGCACATTATTTATTCGCTTAACATTTAATAAAATGAAATATAGAGTTTTATCACCAGACGGCTTTGACACACACTTTAATGTTATAACAGGTAATACAAAGTTTTATAACAGTATCAAAGAAGTGAAAGCAGAATTGAAACGCTTTGCGAATAATTACAAATTACAAGGATACTATTCACAAATATGTTACAACGGATATAAAAGAGAGATACCAGTTGTAAGTATTCCAGACTATTGTGAAGTTATCACTGTTTAATTAAAAAATATATGTCAATATCAAGAACACAAAACGGTGAATACCGAGCCGTAGCAAAAAATGGAGTATGGGCAATCGGATACACAATAGAACAAGCAATCGTGAACTTACTAATTTTACTTAAATAACTATGCAATTAACAAAAGAACAAATAGAGTGGCTAGAAAAAGGCAACGATAATGAAATAAGAGCCATTACTTGTGAAAAGATACAAAAACTATTAAACCAAAGTAATGAGGGTGAAATAGCATCAGCACAAATACTAGACGAAATACCAGTTATTCTAAAAGAGTTACAAGAAGTTTTAGACAAACATTATCCAAAAAACTAACCAAAAATTATATGGGTATAGATATTTATTCCAAGTGGAAGAACCAAGACGACAATGACAAGAGCTAGATAACAGGTTTCAGTGTAACAGCAGGAGACGCAGGATATTTACGAGAGGCGTATCACGGAAGCCCTTATGTAACCAAGTACCTTGTAGCCGAAGCATTTGATAGTAAGACAGGCGAAGCGAAGATACCAGCCAAGACTTTGATAGAGAGATTGCCAGTAGCCGTGCTTATGAGCTTGTATCGTGAAAAGAAAGTGTATGGCAACGATAAAAAAGTGGGTGAGTTGGATAGCACAGACGGACTTATGACGGCTCTTAAAAATGTATTTGAAGTAGAAATGAAAGATGAGAGTCACGCAACATTTGCCGACAGTTTAACTAAGCACCACATAGATTACGCACAAGCGAGGATTGATAATGGAGATTTACCAGACTACGCACAATCATTTGTAGACTTTGCCCGGCTTATGGAAGAGAAAGAGAAAGAGAATGGAGAGCCGTGCTTAATAATAGCCAGTTACTAATATGACTATTAAACATATCAGCGAGTTTTTACCACGAACCGACACACTTGAATATAAAGCAAGAATGTCTAAAACTTGTCCTGTTTGTGGTGAACCAAAAGAGGCAGGTGTTCACAGTCAAATAGTATGCTGGGGCGATTGTTGGCGAGGAAATGAACGCACAGGTTTTACAGGATTGAAATATACCGAAGTAGAGACAGAGCAGTGGTTAAAAGATAACACTAAATACAATGACTAAAATGGAACTACCAATTTACTACTACAACAGACGAAAATTGACAGTTGATTATCGCTTGAAAGAGTTTAGAACAATCAACAGCAGTAACAATCTTATATGGATAGGTTTTTCAGAACCGCTAGGCGACAAAATACTAGCGAAAATGATTAAAGACGGCAAAGCAGATTTATCAAAAATAAACTTATGACACAAAAACAATACACTAAAATCCGTCAATTCTATGCGTGGGTGGGGTTTATTGCCTTGATAGTGGCGATACCAGTGGCGATATTCTTACTGTCAGCGTATTTGTAGGTTGCTAGTGTAGACAAGTGATTGTCTACACAATGCGACAAGCAATTAGGCGTGTCGTGAAAGGTTGCTCTGTCCTTTGATAATTAAATAACCAAAAAACACTATGTCAAAAGCAAGAGTATTAAATATGGAAGAAAAGCGAAAGCTAGAAAAGATAATCTTTCAAGATATTGATAGAACAAATAGTCAATTCCGAGCAAAGATTTCTAGTCAAGTAGATGAAGCTAATAAGGAGTTGTTACAAAGTAAAGACGGCTTGAAACTAAAAGCCGAGTGGGTAGCCCTTGATACTAAACAAAAAGAGATTGGAAAAACTCTTGAAAAAATGGGATTGAGAGTTACTAACAACAGTTATGGTGAAGATAAAGGTTTCAAGTTAGAAACTTGTTACAATTTTCACACTAAAGAAGTAGAAGCTATCTACAAAAAGCAATCAGTAGTTGAGGAAAAGCTAAAGGAAATGAAAAGAAGCTACACCTTGAAACTTTTTGCAGGTGGCGAGGAAGCAGAAGCCGTGTTCAACGCCTTAACTAGAGAATTGAAAGCTATACTAGGATAATATGTCTACATTATATGCCAAGATTACCAAAGACTTTACCGACAACGGCAAAGGATTGGGAAGTAATGGCTTACTAGAGATACTTATTACTAGCGAAAATGGGCGAACAAGCATAGCAAAAATAAATGTTTTCAATGACAAGAAAAACTTGCAGATACTCACGACATTTCAGCCGTTAGAGTGTCAGGAGTTTGAGACAAATAGCAAAGGCAAAGCAATAGCACTGGAAAATACTACCAAACGCTATTGCACTGCCTATGATAGTGATAAAAGCACAAAGTTAAAGGCAAAAGCTAAGTAGCAAAAGCCAAAGACAAAGAGCCAAAACAACAGAGCAGTTTTGGTTATTTGTTTAATTCACAGGCGATCTAAAAGAATAAAGGTGAGTGATAGGAGTTTTAACAGCTAACAATAATAAAATGATTATAAAAATTGAGGTGTTTGATAGAAAACAATTTCTGAAAAGTGGTAAGTTAAAAAAGAAGCCACACACAGATATGGCGAGGATGAGTGTTGATGTTGAGCCAGTAACAGAGGGTAGCACAGACTTATTTCTTAAAGAGACAGCAGAGCAATTCAAGAAGTATTATCACAGCTTTGAAAGTCCATATATCTTTACCCATTTAACAGCCAAGAAGATAGAGACAGGCGAGCCAGTGGTTATCTTTGAGAGTGTTATGGTCGGCAAGGATTATGTAATGACTAGCCCTATAAAATTACGAGATTATCTAACTAAATAAATATGAAAGATAAAACAGTTTGGTATGAAGTAAGAGTTAATGGAGGAAGTAATAACTTTTACACCTTAAAAGAAGCAAAAGATTATCAAAAAGATATGAGTAATGGTTTTATTGAAAAACACACTAAAATGGAGGCGGAAAATAGGGAATATTGGAAAAAAGCTAGTAAAAGAGCAGAGATATGGGAAGTTACACAAGTAAGTAAAAAAATAATATGAAAAGAAAAATTGAAATAACAGTTGGTAAAACGATAGTATCAAAGAATGGTTGGTATAAGATCAATTATATGATTGTTATTGATGACGATATTAAAAATATGCAAACAGGACAGTTAGATGGGAGTTATTCTGGTCAAACAGCACAAACATTCAGAAGAATATTAAGAAAATACCACGCGTTTGATTTAGTTTTGCAACATTATTATTAAAAAATTATATGAACCGCCCTACACGAAAAATCTATATTGCAAATATAAAGTTAACAATAAAGACTGTCAGTGGTGAGGAAGCGGAA